GCGACAACATCTACAGTTACTGATTTTGCTACTGTTAGTAAATCTGGATCTTGTGAAACCATTTGATCTAAATCTTTACCTCTTTTTTTTGCTTCGATTCTTAGAGAAGAGCACACCACGGGAATTAATGCTCTAGCACGTTTTAATTCCTCATTGGTCATGTTTCTCCAAAGAACACCAACGTCATCGATTGTCGCGTAGTCCATTAATACCTCTATGCTGCAACTGCAGATTCAGTTGTAATCAATGCAAACGCATCAGGATCCAATACACAGAATCCTACATATGTTTCTGCACGCAATACGATTTGATTAGTTCTCTGTAAATCACCTTGATTGTCTGGATCACCAAATTCAATGATCTTCATAGGTACTTGCTCTGCATATCCCCATTTGACTGCATTTGCAAAATCACCGACAACTGCACGAATTTTACTATTTTTAAATGAAACTGTATTGTTTACACTATTTGCCATGCCTCCGAAGTTTGCTGGTTTATTTCCAAAGCGGAATTCAGGATATAAATACATTCCAGTTCCTGCAGCTTTAATTTTTCCTAATGCAGATGCGAATGCTGGCGCCATAGCAATACCAGTGACATCGCAATCTTTATCCTGAATCAACGCAACTGCGTCATCTAAATTTTCATCTGCAGTAGTTGCTGCATAAGTCACCTTATTTGTTACCGCTTTTGCGAAACAGTTTGTACCAATCTTTGCAGATTCAACTCCGTCTGCAGGATTTACGCCTTGGAAAATCATGATATCCACTGCACGTGCCATTTTTTTAGCAAATCCATCAACAAATTGTTGTAAATAAGGTAACTGCTTTTCTTCAGACATATTAATAAATTCGTCTGTTAATCTGTGCTGATATACGATTTTGATAGGTGTAATAGTTTTCTTTGCAAAGTCTGCATCACCTGCTGGTTTATTTTCACCTTCACCAACGATAGAAGCTTCTCCATCCATTGAGAAAACCATTACATCAGTGCCTGCAAAAGGAATAGGTTCTTGTTGTGATAATAATGCAAGCGATGAAAAGCCTTTAGCTTTACTATATACATCTGTGACTAAATTTGATGGGAATAGCCCTGTACTTTTTGTGATTGTTGACATTGTTTTTTTCTCCTTTTAATCTTTAAATTGTGATAATAATTCTTTAACAGCTGCATTCTTGTCAGTGCTTCCGCCTGTTGATCCACCATGTAATGGCAATACAAAGGTTTTATTTGTTGACACTAATTCAGCTAATGTTTTTGCATCTGCTCTAAGTTCTTCTTCTGTGCTACCTTGTAAGCGTGATGCCATTTCTGTTGGTAGTTTAAATTCATTTGCTACCTTTGAACGTAATTGAGACGCTTTTAACGAAGTATTTTCATTACGAATTGTTTCAAGTTTTGATTCGTAATCATCCTTCATTGTCTGCAAGTCTTCAGGTGATGTATAACCTTCAAATTTTTTGCTAGCACTTTGCTCATAACCATCTTTAATTTCTTGCAATTTATCAGGACTTGTCCAAGATTCATATTTCTTGTTGATTCTATCCACTCTATCCTTGATTGCATCTTCAAATTGTTCTTGTGTTTCAATTGGTTTAAAATCCATGTTTTTTCCTCCTATTTTTCCGTATAGTTACGTAAAAAAAGAGAACACGCATATGTTCTCCTAGTAGCTTATTCTTTGTGGTTTTTGTTCTTTTTTCTTAGAACACATCCAGTAAGCTAATATTGCAGATTCTAATAAAGCTACTTCAACACCATCTTTAATGGATCTGAACCCAAATCCTCCACTGGATCCAATCGCTCTTTTTTCGCAATTGGTTACAGATTGTGTTAATGCAGGTTGATCATTATGACAAACCGATTTATTTGATATTGCGAGTTCAAACAATTGATTTGAAGCAATAACATCTTTTACAGTTGGCAGCACTGGCCTTTTCTTTATGCCAGCTTCCTTCATATCGGCCGCCAAAATCTGTTGTCCGTTTGCTCCATCAATCGCAATACCACCTATATCGGCATTGGCCAAAAAATTAATCATCCAAGTATTTCCGTCTTTGATCTTCCTACAGTCTATAGATTCTACAAAAATGTTTTTGTTAGTGGTCTTACATGCTACAGACAATGCCACATTTTCGCCATCATGGCCATACTTTATTCCTACATACAACTTACCTGTAAACTTAGGTAGAGCGTCAACCTTCAAATTTTTCCACTCATTTTCAGTTATCGCAGATTTCTGGTTGTACTGCAGCCATAAACCTAAACGTTGAATATTGAAGTCAATATCGTCATTATCTTCCAATTCCGCTTCAATCGTTCTTTCAGATGTTCTAATTCCTAACGCTGGATTCGTTTCATACCAGGCATCTACATCTTCAACATCTGTCATAAATTCCACAGACCACTCTGCCCAACCAGTATTTTTACTTTTTCCGCTTAACACACGTTTACGCATATCC